CCACAGGTCAAGCTCCCTTTGCACCTCTGCCGCAAATGGACTTGGATATGCTCCGTTTGCGTTTGGCTCAATGCCTAAGATTTGTGCTTCCTCCGCGGTGAAATATCCTCAATAACAAAAAAAGAGACAGAAAAAATCTGTCTCAGTTTTTGGCTTGCTATATGAGAATATTTTTAAAGGCTTAAATATTAATTAATTTTTTTGCCTCCTGCAATGATTTCATCAGGGAAGTTTCGATAATCTACAAGAAAGAACAAATCTTCTGTAATATACACAGGAGGATTGTCTTTCACCCAAAGAGCCTTGAAAACAAAAGAAGTGAAATCTTCATAATTTTCATCATCAAGCTCTAAGTCGTTATCATCATCAAAGCAAGTATCAAAATTAGCAATTACCATACTTCCGTCTTTCCATCTCAAAAACATAGGCTTTTTGGCATATTCATCCATATTTCCATAAAAGGTTCTGATAATAGGTCTTTCTTTTTCACTAAAATACATAATTAATCACTCCAATCTTTTGGTTTTGTTGGTACAATATGAGTACCTTCTTTTGAATAGTTAATCATACCCATAGTTGTATCGTATGCTTTTCCTGTTTTTTCATCAACATATTTTCCAATTACCTTTTTAAAATCAACTCTTTCTTTATGACTATTAACTTTTTGCCCTGTGCCGCTATACTTTTTTATTAAGTTTTGAGCGGTATCTGTTGAGATATTTAAGATACTTTTGCCCTTTTGATAATTATTATGTCCTAAAATATGCTTGCCTTGCTTTCCCATATGTATAGTCTTAGGCAAATCAGAAAAATTAGAAGCTTTTTTTGCAGCTTTTATCGCATCAGCCGCTTTATCGGTATTTTTGATAGTCCCCGCAAGCATAGCAAGTCTTGCAGTATCGGCAAATTCACCGGCAACGGGAATAACACCGAGCAAATCCAAGCCTGCGGAAAGATAATCCCCGCGTAGCAAATCCACAGGAATTGCCGCTAAGGTAGGGGCGGATATTATCCGCCCGTTTAAAATTATCTCTATGAAATTACTTCAAAAATAATATCGGGATTTTTTTTGTTAAGATCTTTAAAAACTTTTAAAACACCTGTCGTAACGTATTCTTTTTCTTCCTTTGGTAAAGAATTTATGCCACTTATTAGTATTATTGATAAAGAGGGGCAATATTCTTTTAAGCTATCCCAAAGTGCGTCAAGATTGCATCCGTAAAAATCAGGAAAACCAAAGGTTTCTTTTAATTTCATATGTATTTGTAAATAGCTTTTGCAATCTGTAAAATCTAATATTATTGTATTCATTTTGTGTTCCTTTTTTTCCTCAAAGGGGCGGAAAGACCGCCCCTATTGTGTGTTTAAGTTGATTTTACACTCCATTGAAATATTTCTTCGAAATGTTCAAAGCTTTCTATTTGTTTTCTTTGTTTTAAAAAGACCTGTCAATAATTTTCATTTCCGGAATAATATCCTTTAGACACTTTCCATCAATTTCGTATTTAAGTGCATTTTCAGCTGTTGAATAGGTTTTTTGGCTATCTTCGTTATAAAATTCAATTATGCTTACGCCTTCATTGGTATGAGTAATAGAATATTTTTTATTATTGTATAAAAATTCTACTTCACAACCTCTATTCAAACAATCCACTAAATCACGATCATCAAAAAAATTATTATCATATTTCATTTTGAAAATTCTCCTTTTTATTTTGTTTCAAATATAGGATTACCATTTTTATCCCAACGAATATTATGTTCATGAGGGTTTGTGTGATTTTTTGGATTACCATGATCAGAGTGATGAATTTCCTTTGTTGCACGACCATCTAATCCTATGTGTGTTTCTTTATACCCACTTCGTTTTATTTGACCGGGTTTGCCATAAAGATGGCTATCCTTATTTGACTTACTTCTTTTAAAACTTCCTTTTGTTCTGCCAAAATTTCCATTCGTACTTCCACCCATTAAGCAGTCACCTGCTTTCTGGATTTGGCAAACTCACTTTCAAAGGCAATAATATTTATCCCCATATCCCTGTATGGTTTAAATATACTGTCTGGTGCAGCTCCGTATACAATGATATTTTTTGGCGAAAGCCTTTTGACAAGTTCGTTAAGTCCGTTTTTAAAATACTCCTTGTCCGTTTTCTTTTTGATACAGCCGTGAGTGCCTACTGCAACAGTTTTGTCCTTTTCAATTCCGTCAAAGCAAAAGTCATAGGTTCTATCATCATTAAATCGGATATTCGGAATTACTTCGACACCGTTATCCTGTAACCAAGCCGCCAATGCTCTGCCTCGGTAGGTGTTCCACATCTGCATAACAAGCGCATATTTCGATACAGACTAAAATCAGGAGAAATAACACCCTTGAATTTTTTCAGCTTGTTTATGTATTTTTTTGGATTGTGCCAAAGTCTCTCAAAATTATCGTCGTATTCATAGAAAACTACCCAACAGTCAAAATCCTTATACCCTTGCCGCATAGCCTTTGAAAAGGTGACAACCTTTTGTGGTATCAATGAGCTTGTCCTGATTTTGGGTAATTCTATATATCCTGCATAGTCTGCATTATGTACCAAAAAGGAACGAAACACGTCTTTTTTACTATTATAAGTCATATTTTTGAAAAAGTCAATAAAAACTCAAACTTTTGTTCGTGCATTATTGACTATCCTCCTTTCTCTTAATTATGAGGAAGTGGGGCGGAGGTTTTCCGCCCCTTCCTTATCATTTTCTTGTTGCAAGAGCTTTTCTTATCGCCGCCTGAGTTTCGTAGTCAACCTCTGCCTTACCGACGGTATTCCACAGGTCAAGCTCCCTTTGCACCTCTGCCGCAAATGGACTTGGATATGCTCCGTTTGCGTTTGGCTCAATGCCTAAGATTTGTGCTTCCTCCGCGGTGAAATATCCGCGGTTATAGGCATTTTTGTAAGCCGTTTCCGCTCTCTTTGACATAATGTCTGTGAGTTGCTCCTCGCCCTCAAGACCTCTGTAATACTCATAATTTTCGGTATCGTATTTGTCCCTTTCAAGCTCGTTTGTATTCATATGTCTTGTGTATGCCTCATAGATAGTTCTGTCAATATCTGCATCGGTCGCCTCGTTAAAGCGGTCATAGAGCATTTTGTTCTTCTCGGTCTGAGCCTCGTCAAGGTCAAGGAGTCCCGACAGATACTTGTGCTTGTTGTCAATGTCATCAGAATATCTCTCGTAGGATTGCTCCGCAAGCTCACCAAGCTTGTCATTAAGCTGAGAATTGTAGTAGTTAAGCTGCTGAGCACCGGCAGTTACCGCTGCGCTGCTTTCATAGCCGCCTGTGAGTGCCGCCATCTGTCCGAATGCGTCTTCATAGGCGCGCTGTCCCTCGCGGTGATACATCTCGCGGTATGCTCTGTAAGCCGGGTCCTCCTCGGGGTCGTAGCTCCAGTCCTCTGTATTTTCGATGTCCTCAACCGCATTGGAGATTTTCTCGTCATACTTGTTTTCCTCAATGCCGATGCTGTCCTTTAGCTCCGAGATTGCGTTGTCCATCTCGTCCTTGTCAACGTGAGCCTTGCTTTCCCCGTCAATGTGATAGTTCTGCATCTCTTTACCGCCGACATACACCTTGCCGTCCTTGAAGTTGACAGTGTTCTTTAGTCCCGAGCTGCTTGCATAGTCTGTTGCAAGTCTTTTGCTTTTTTGTGTGCTTTTCTTTCCGATTGTTTCTATATTATTATTTGACATTTTAGTGTCCCCTTTCTTTGATTAAATTTGGTTATCTGGGAGGGTAGTCTGTATTAATACGTTATTGCGAGTTTTGAGCTGCCGCGAATTGTTTGAGCAATAGTAGTAATACAGACTGTCCGACTCCTTAACAATATATTAATTTAGATATTACTTATAGTAGAAACCTGAGATGATTTTAGCTTTTTCAAATCATCAATCAGCTTTTCCTTGCCGTCAAAATCCATCAGCCGGAGCAGCAAAACCGATGCGTCTATGTTCCCCTGTGAAAAAACATTCTCTTTCCACAGTGACAGTAAAAGCTCGTTGGTGCTTTCGCGTGTGTAAGGACTTCTCTTTTGAGGAACTACCTCAATATCCACCTCTACGCGTTCCTTTTTGGTAAGTCCCACATCAAAGCCGAGTGCGTCGCTCACAGGTGACTCGTGATAGAGATTTTCGTTGGAAAATTCCTCAAACTGCTTCACTCCCCACTCGTCAGTAATACGATAAACTCGCTTTTTTGTGAAGAATTCTCGCATAAGCTCAATCACCATTATGATGATGTCCTTGTACATATCGTAGGAGTCATCAATCAACGCACGTGACTGCTTTTCGCCCGTCTGACGAAGCACCGTAATCGCACTTGCCGCAGTAACGCCGCCGTTTACGCCGCCCTGCTGAAAGTCACGGTTTCCGGCAATTTCCTTGAGACGGTCAATTTTGTTGCCCAGATGTGCAAGAGCAAACTCGCCCAGAGAGGCAGTCTGTTGTGGAACAATTCCCGACGGGTCGCCCTGAATTTTGATTAAATCCTTGGAGTAGTCCATCAAATCATCTTCGTTCACACCCACACTTTCCTTGTATATCCATCTCTGCTTGGCGCTGAGCATAATGTTTTTGATGATGGCACTGTCAAGCCTGTCAATGTACATCTGAGGATTTTTGATGATGTCCACCAGACCAAAGCCAAACGGGCAGTTATCCTCAGGATAAAGTGCGTCGAACACTACAGGATACATACCGTGTGCATATAATCCGTTTTCGTACCCTTCTGTGTCCTCGGTTGCGTCAATGATGTTATCGTCAACCATCTTCATAAGGTGCAGAGTGCCGTCTGGCTTTTTGTAGTAGCAGTCAACCACAACAGTTTTTCCGTCGGCGCTTGTTGTACCGCGATAGTCCTCCACAGAGGCGTCTCCTGCAAAAAGCTCTCTGTGTTGCGGATATTTTTCGCAAAGCAAATCGTTGTCAACGGCATTGACAATGAACAAAAAGCGGCTGTCCTGAATGTCACTCACGTGCATATCACAGTAGACATTCAACAGGTCAATCGAGCGGATTTCAATGTCCTGCTTCTCCTCGTCATAAAAAATCCCATATATTCCTGTGCCGTACTTGAGCTTTTTTCTCCAGTTAGCCTTGTAGACCTTCTTGAAGCCACTCATATCCAATTGAACAGGAATTATTTTGGAAAGAAGCTGGGCGGTACGTTCGTCGCTCAGATTTCTTTCTATCAGATTTACCGACGGGAAGTTGTCCACCGCATCGGCATATCGGTTTTCTATCGCACTGAACACGAACGAGGTCGAAGCCTCAAGCTCATTTGTGTCTTCTCGGTAAGAAACAGAATTTCTTTTTCTGTACCAGTCGGCATTGTCTAAGATTCTTCTGTGAAGCTCCTCCTTGTCCGACTTGTAACGTGCAAAGGCATTCATGGCCTTAGTCTTTAGCTGAGGCGAAACCTTGCCTTTGTATTTTGTTGCTATACTCATTTTTTTCTCCTTTCTTTTTGCGGGCGAAACCTATCGCCCTCCCTTGGGCAGAGGGAGTTCCCCCTGCCCGCAAATTTTAATCTAACGGATTCCACATTTTTTGTGTTTTTGCTTTTTCCCTCTCCGGCTTTATCGGATTTTCCATAAAGAAATATCTTGCCGCGTCATAGTCGTGGTCCTCAAGCGAGCTGTCCACGTCCTCGACGTTTACCGCATCATAGACGAGCTGTGGAAGAGTTCTTATAAACTGAGAACATGTCTTGAACACATACATCATCGGCAAGCCTTCTTCGTCAAAGGCAAGGCGGTAATGCATCTGCATTTTTCCGCTCAGGCGGTCATTTTTTCCTCTTTCAAAGTAGACGCCCTCCTGCTCCATCATACGTATTACCGTTCCGTCGCTGCCGCGTGACTCGTCCCAGATAGACGGGTCAGCCACGCCTGTGATTTTGTGTCCCCTCTCAAAAGTGTCCTCTATCTCGCGGATTTTTTTGGCAATTTCCTTCGGCTGCCACTTTATGCCCGTATTCGGTGTGTCGGTGCAGCCATAAAGCTGACGATACAGATATGCCCGCCCGTCATAGTCAATTGCCCACCATTGTACCGCAAACGGCTTTGCATAGCCAAAGTCGAATGAGCGGTATCTCCGCCAGCCATCGGGGATTTCGAACGGCTCAATAACGTGAGTATTAACTCTTGAGAGATACCCCTCGGAGGCATTTCGCCACTCGGTAAAAACCTGTCCCGAAAAGCTGTTCCAGTCTCCGTACAAAAGAGCTTTCTTTTGTGCTTCGGGTAACATTCCCAGATTTGCCAGATAGTTCGGGTCGTTTTTCATCAGCACCTCGTTGTCGAATACTGACGAGGGAACAAAGCATCTTGTCCTTTCGATTTCTATGCTCCTGCCCTCCGCATCGACGATAGTGCTACGATAGGTGTAGGTTTTGTCCGGCTCCTTACCCTCGATAAATCTCTCCTTTACCCACCCGTGGCCAATGCCGCCGGGGTTGGCAGTTGAGCGGATATATACTCTGAGACCCTCACCGTCGGCTCTGTTTCGCGAGATGAGATACTCATATTCCTCTTGCGAAAAGTGCGTCAGCTCGTCAAAGCCTATGAACGAGTACGAAAGCCCCTGATAGTTTATGTAGCTGTCGCGGTTGGGCATTGAGCCAAAGTAAATCTTTGCCCCCGAGGGAAAGCTCCAGCAATGCTCGGTAGAGTTATACTGGGCGGCGGGATATGCCCGTTTGTAGTAGCGGAGAGATTTTAAGATAAGTTCTCTTAGCTGGGGAAAGGTTTTTCGGAATATAATCCCCCTGTAATTGGGATTATCCACCTGACGCAAAGCTTCTATCACCATTGCGTCAGACTTGCCCCCACCTGCTGCCCCGCCATAAAGGACTTCATATTCGTCGCGGCTCATAAAGTCGCATTGCCGCTTTTGCGGCGACCATATTATTTTTGTCATTTCCAGTTCACCACTTTTTCTGAGTCGGTCATTACAACGCCGCTGCCGATGCTGCCCAGAGCAATGTTTAGCTGCTCCAAGAGCATAACGCACCATTGTCTGAGTGCCGCCGCATCATCTGCCGCAACTCCCGTTGATCCGGGAGGATAATCAATGTTTAATGTCATATTTTCTTTCTCCTTTCTTGCTTCTCAGGTCGGGAAGGGTATATTAATCCTATTGCTCAGACATCTCGCAGGCTTGCTCCAAACTCGCAATAACGAATTAATATACCCTTCCCGACCTTCTTCTAACCTATGCTAAAAGAGCAGGCGAAGTATATTTTTGACGTTATTGCCGAGTTTTAAATCGTAAGATTTATTGTCTGAGGCAAAGGCAAAAATATACTTTGCCTGCCTTTATCTACGTATATTTACCACCAGTTACAAACACGAGTATCAGGCAGAGAATTACTGTGCTTTATTATAAACTTGTCATAATCCTCCAGCCTTGAATTAAATACCGCCATATGCTTGTTGTAGGTGTCAAAATCCCTTTGGTTAAAGCATATCTTTGCATTGATAAAGTCATAGTACATTGTGTCAAAGGGTGCAGAGCAGACAGGCTTGTCGGTTATAACTCTTTTTATGTCCCCGATGCAGTCGCCCTGAACTGGCAGTTCGGTATCAAGAGTGATTTCAACAGTTTTGTCGTCATTTGTTTTAGTGTCCCCTATGGTTGCACAGATAACTTCTCCGTCAATTCCGATTTCCACAATATCGCCAACCTCAAAAGGTGCTTGCGGCAAGGTAAGCACTAAGTCGTTTATACTCATCTGTACTCCCACAAGCTCAATGTTTCTTATGTTTTTGTACTTTGGGTGGCACAAGAGCTTAATGTTTCCGCTTGCTCCCTGACCTTTTATGCAAATGCCGTTATCACTCTGGACAAAATAAATCTGATGCTTTGCAAGGTCGCTTTTCTTAATCATTCTGCCTCCCACAATAACACGCTCTATGTCCAAAACAGTAAGACCGTCAGGGAGAGTGTACTCTCCGTTTGTTGCTTTTGCACTCACCATTTCAAAAGTAGAATAATGCTCTCTTGTAAGCAATGCTCCCAGCTCGTCGCACCACATAAGCTTTTCCTCAAGGCTGTATTCGTTTGGAAACATGGTGTCACAGGTTTTTATCAAATCAATTATGTTCATATCTTTCTCCTTTCCTTATACTCCCGTCCGCCGTCGACATTTTTCAGTTCAATATCATAGAGTATTGTGTTGCCGTTGCCAACGAGCCTGATTTTGTGGCTTTTTGTGTTGTGCCATCTTAGAGGAATGCTATAAATATGCAGCTTTCCTGTACCCTCGCAGCTTTGATGCTCACAGAACTTTTCGCCGTCGCAGGAGGAATATATTCTTATTGTCTTACCCTTATCTATTTTTGCTCTTATCCAAAGATAGTTCGGGTGTGAATTTGAGCAATCCTCCTGGAAAAACTCGCAGCTTTCCAGCTCCCAAGCTGAGCTATCTTCTGCAAAAAAAGAGAGAATGGAGTTGTCACCTCCGGCATAGAGCTTGCCATGGTCATCAAAGAAGCCTGCAATTTCTCCCGAAGTTGACATACTGTGCCAAAGCTGGTATCTTGCATCAAACACAAAAAGCTCGCCCGTTCCCTCGCTGCTTGTGGCATAAACATAGTATTTGTTGTTCTTGCCAATTCCGACAGCGCTGACAAAGTCCGCAGCAAGCTTTTTGGAAATATTCTCAAACCCAACTCCGTCAAAACGATAAAAACCGTCTTTGGAGAGAAAATACAGATAGCCTCCGACCTGAGCACAGCTCCTGATGTCAATACAGCCTATACCATCTACATTTCTTGCAATAGAGAAATTTGAGGGAACTGTTCCGCTGATTATATGCAGGCAGTTTTCCTTAAACGCAATCACATAATTTCTGTATGAAACTATTCCAGTAAAACCACCGCCGGAACCAATACCCACATAATAACTATCGGTAGCAACTCCATTGAAGCTGTTGAAGTTTTTGAAATCTCCCAGCTTGGAAGCATAGATATATTCACCATTGGGATTTACTCCCCAAAGTCTGTTGTTGTGAACGCAAACGCTGTTCATAACAGGCAATGCCTTGCGGAAAACCGGTCCGTAGTGGAGGCGGTCTGTAATTCTTTGGTTAGAGTTGTACGAGAAGTCTATGTACCCTTTTGCAGCAACTCTTTCTCCATGCACGTTGTATGCAGCATAATCAAGATAGCTGGCACTTTTGTTAAGATTGACAGCTGTTACTATGCAGCTGACCTCATCTGTGGAGTCGGCGGCACTGTATCGGCTTTCCCTTATGAGAGTATTGCGGGCATATTGATACTCAGTTATTCCTGAAGAATTATTGTACTGTGACTTCAGATTGCAAAGCACAATAGAATCTCCCACCTTAAAAGAATTTAATAATGCCTCGCTGTCGGCATATATTCTGTAAGAGTGATCTTCGTATTTTGATATTGCCGCGGGCAACGATTTTAAACCATATGGTATCGGGGTTATAAAATAAGCACAGTCCACCCTTATAACGTGTCCGGCGCTGGTTCTTTCTTCATAAGGAGTGTGTTTTAGGTAGTTGTAGTAGAGCATACATCTGTCAGAAAAATTGTTGTAGCAGCATATTATTATGTTGCCGTTCATTTTTGTAAGCTCCACACGTCCTTTGGAAGGAATGTATGCGTCACAGTAGAAGGGGATTTTTTCGCCCTTGTAGTAGAAGCTTGTTCCTGCAACTCCCGTAAAAGTTTGGTCAAAGCCGTCCTCGGGGCAGAGAACGGCTCTTATGTTGGTGATTTCGTTACCGTCAGAATCGGTCAGCTTTATAGTCTTGGGGGCTTTTTGGGAGGCAAGGCAGGGTACTCGTCAGCGGTGACATTCTGAGC